TTTCCAAGCAGCCATACATCTCCTGTCTTTGCCACGGTCGGCTTTGCAAGCTCCGCTTCCACATCGAAATCATCCTCCGTGATCTTCTTATCATGCACGGAATTAAAAAGCTGTTCGATCTCCGGCGGTTCAAAGCCCGTGATGCCGACATCAAAATCCGAATCTTCAAGGTCTTTGATAAGGTCAGCCAGGAGTTCCTTGTTCCACTCACCCGTAATTTTATTGAGGGCAACATTGAGTGCCTTTTCCTTGGTCTTGTCGATATCGACCACGATACATTCCACTTCCGTGTATCCGAGATCTGCAAGTACCGTGGCTCTCTGGTGTCCTCCGATAATGGTCATGTCTGAGTTGATGATGATCGGCTCGACATATCCGAACTCCTTAATGGAGTTCTTGATTTTTTCATATTCCTTATCACCCGGTTTTAACTTCTTCCTCGGATTATAGGAAGCCGGGATAAGGTCTGCTATTTTATAACTCTGAAACTGCATCTTCCATATCCTCCTCTGCTAAAAATCTGTGCCGGAAATAACATTCACGGCCGCAGTATTTTCTGTTCTTGTTTCCATAGGAAATGAAAGGCTTCCCGCACTGCTCACATACAAGCGTGTAGGAAGCCTTCTCGCTTTTCTTCACTGCTTCCGGGTGTGCTTTCCACCATTCCCTTCTGCATTTTTCACAACAGAACCTTCTCGGTCTGCCAGTCTTGGGCTGCGTGATCGGATTACCGCAGAAGTGGCATACCTCTTTACCGTCCACCATGAGTTTCATATTTTTTGAAACCACCGTGGCATATCCGGCAAGGTTGTGCCTCTTGCAGTAATTCCTTACGATATCACGGGACAGCCCGATTGCCATTCCGATGGCTTTATATCCCATGCCACGCATACGCATCTCGTTGATCTGTTTTGCCTGTGCGTCCGTCATCCTTTCTCATCTCCTTCCGGCACATGAAAAAATGCCGGAAAACAATGCTTTTTACACTGTTTTCCAGCCTTAAATATTGCGTTTTTCCTGATTTTCCGGCAAAAGAAAATACCCCTTTTTGCCGTGTTTTAAGTGCATTCTGCGAAAATTACCATATCCGTTTTATATCCCCCCTGTTTAATTCTGCGAAAATTCACGCAAAGGGGGCCATCGGTCTTCAGCAGCACGCTCCGTAGAGATTTTGATACCCCCACGGTCTGCCGTCAGAACCGATACTCAGGATTGTTATCTTCGTTCCATGTCTTTTTATCATGACAAGGTTTGCATAAGCTCTGCCAGTTCTTCTCGTCCCAGAACAGAACGGGATCACCACGGTGTGGCTTCACATGGTCAACCACGGTTGCAGTCACTGCCTTGCCTTCCTTCATGCACTGCACGCACAAAGGATGTGCTTTTAAGTACCTCGCCCTTGCCTTCTGCCACTGCCTGTTATAACCACGCTTACTGCTGCTTTCCCTGTCACCACGGTGCAATGCTTCATGTTCCTCACAGTACAGACCGTCTGTCAGCTTCGGACATCCGGGATGTCTGCACGGTTTCTTTGGCTTTCTTGGTATCTGCCATTCCTCCCTTCTATGTACACGGGCGGTGTGAAAGGATTGGAAAGACACCGCCTTATGGCATAAAGAAAAGGAGCATTTCTGCTCCCTTCCACTTTTGCCATCTTAATCATATCACCTGTAAAACAAAAAGTCAGTACACCATTAGTACACCTTTAGTACACACTTAGGACACCACCTTCTATTTTTTTAACCGCAGCAGACCTTTACCTACAGAGCTGATAGCTTTCCCGCCCATCTGCCTTACCTGTTTATTAGAAATCAGACCTGCCGAAACAGCAATCAGCAGCATACCGCCCGTAATGTTCTTATTAGTCTTTTCACGTTCTTCTTTCAAAAATTCATTATGTTCTTCTACTTCTTTTTCCTTAATGCGGTCAAGTTCCTGAATACGTTCTTTCGCCCACTCAGTTTTCCCTTCATCTTCTGAAGTCTTTATAATATCATAAAGTGCTTTACGTTCGGTCTCTTGGCCTTTATCGACAGTTTCCTTAAAACGGACAGATGAATCTGTAGTCTGTTTATGCACTGCTTTCAATGAATCATATCCATGATTCACATTATCCCTTAAGACATTCAGCTTATCCATAAATTTTTTATGCGTTTTGTCTCCACGGGTAAGACCTGTATT